CTTGGGTTATTATGGACACAATAGACAGTTCTGGTGTATATAAACTTGTTCCAAAATCAAATAATGAATATGGAAAAATTGCTAGTTTTGTAAGAATGTATCGTAAAAAAATGTATTATGAAAGTAGTAAGGCAAAAATAATCCCTGACTTTATATTGAATAGTTCAGATGAAATAAAACGTTCTTTCTGGGATGGATTATATGACGCCGATGGTGATAAGAGTGGTAATATTCGTATTGATCAGAAAAATCAAATAAGTGCTTCCCAAATCGCATATTTAGCGTCAAATATTGGATATGATATATCAATAAACACTCGTTCAGATAAACCCAATATATTTAGAATAAATATGTCAAACACTAAATTAAGAAAAAATCCTATTGCTATTAAAAAAATAGATATAATAGATTATCAAGGCTACGTATATGATTTAACAACAGACAATCACCACTTTGCCGCTGGAATTGGAAATATGATTGTTCATAACACGGACTCAGTATTCTTCACATTCAACCTACAAGATAAAGAAACTGGCGAAAAAATCATTGGTCATAAGGCACTAGAATTGTCCATCGAAATCGCAAAGGAAGCGTGTCATAACGTCTCAAAATTCTTGAAACAACCCCATGATTTCGAATACGAGAAGACATTCTTGCCCTTTTGTCTTCTGTCAAAGAAGCGCTATGTCGGCATCCTATATGAGCACGACCCTAATAAGGGCAAGCGAAAGGAGATGGGTATTGTCTTAAAACGCCGCGACAATGCGCCAATAGTGAAGGACGTATACGGTGGTGTAATTGACATCTTAATGAAGGAACGTGACATCAAAAAAGCACTTGATTATGTCGACAAGTGTTTACAAGAATTAGTTGATGGTACAGTGCCTATTGAGAAGCTGATTATTACAAAATCGCTTCGTTCGTTTTACAAAAATCCACAGCAAATCGCACACAAAGTGTTGGCAGATAGAATTGGTGCGAGGGAGCCTGGAAACAAACCAACATCGGGAGACAGAGTACCGTTTGTATACATTGTCAATCCAAATAAGAAGGCGCTACAAGGTGAAAAAATAGAGACGCCGACATTTATTAGAGAAAATAATATACAAATTGACTATTCGTTTTATATTACAAATCAAATTATGAAACCGTTGTTACAGCTGTTTGGTCTAGTATTAGAAGATATTTGGATGAGTCAAAAACCGCCAAGGCGCGCAAAGGTAACAAATTTTAGAAAGGAAATAGATATTGTGAAGCGCGATTTTGCAACAGATAGTAAAAAATGTGAAGACAAGATGGCTAAGTTGAAAGATAAAGAGGTGAAGGGGTTAATCTTTGATAAGTATTTGAGAGAAACCAATAATGCGAAGGAAGGAAATCAGAGTGTAACTAACTTCTTCCAGAAAAAATAAAGACTATAGAATATGAAATAAAAATACAATAATTAATAAACAGTTATAAAATTTATTACACAGTAATGTAATAAATTTTTTATTAATTAATTTAAAAATCTAAAATTTTAATGAAATCCCGCAAATGATTGTCCTCTAAATTCACCTGAATTTTTTTTAGCAGTAAAAGCGTTATAGACAATCCCAGTCAAATTTTTTACGTGTTTGGTAAGAAGTTTAATTTGTTGTTTGATATTATACCTATCATATTCACTATCTTCGCTACCATTATCGTTTATATCTTCTTCATTATCGTTTATATCCTCTTCACTTGCTTCATCATTATATTCACTGTCATTAGTATCACTTTCACCATCAGCATTTTCACTATTGTCTACATCTTCTTCATAATTAGTATCAACCTTTAACTTCTTTTGTCTATTCTCATAAACATCATTATAATCAGCAATATTTTCAGCATCAAGCTTATACATAATAGCATTTGGACTTCTCTCATGTAACTCGGCAATTTCTTGAATAGACAATTCAAGCAAATCAAACTCTCTCTCTAATCTCAAGCATTCATTAACAGTCCATCTGGCATTAGCACGTCTATACATTTTATATACTATATTATCGTTAAATACCTTTATATTGTTTTTTATATTATTTACCTTTGATTAGAAGATGAAGATGAAGATGAAGATGATGATGGGTTTGTATTTTCAGAGTTGCGTTGAATTATTGTCTCATACAATAAAATATTGTTAGATGGGTCAAATATAAAACGGTCATTACTATTTTCGTTTGACAATGGATTTAATAAAGACTCGAATAGTCTATTTGATAAAGTATTTAATATATTATCAGTAATTTCATTATTAGATAAATCAAATACAATTTCATTATTAGACATATCAACGCGACTAGCATTTGTTTGAGCATTTGTATCAGCACCAATACTTGCTCGTTGACTAGCATTTCTATGCGTCGTTTGAGTTGTATGATTACGTATATCAAACCTACAAACAGGGCATCTTACATTACTTTGGAACCATTCGTCAAATTGAGATGGTACAAATAAGTGACCACAATGATGTATTTGCCTAACTTGGTCATCAACATTAAAACGGTCCATTGATATAGGACATGCTTCAGATAAAGGTGTATCGATATCACCATATCTAACAAGTCTAGACGCAATTTCTAACTGTTCATTACTTGGTCTAACTGTAACTGATGTATTTAAAAAAGAAGATAATAAATTAGACATTTGGCCACTAAAACTATTTATATTTGAGTTTATATTACTAGTAGCATTAGTATAAATGTTTGGATTTATTGGGTTCTGATAATCATACAAAACACTTGGTCTAATTTGTTCAAAAGCACTATTAATACTAGTTCTAGACCTTAAATTATTTCTATTATTTCTATTACTATTATTATTACTGTTACTATTAGTATTATTACTGTTACTATTATTGTTACTATTATTGTTGCGACTATTAGTATTGTTAGGCATTATTTGTAAAATATAATTAATATTATTTCGTATTTCATTCAAAGTATTATATAGTCTATCCATTTGTACATATATTTGGTTTGTTTGTCTAATATATATATCAAGTATGCGTTGATTAATAGGAGACATATTGGTAATATTTTGTCTTATTTTATCTAGCGTATCATATTGTCTAATTATTTGATTGTTTACATGATTATATTGCTCAATATAGATGTCAAGAGCACGATTCTGAAACTCATATATTGAATTCATAATACAAATATAATATATTATATTAAATCTGTTTAAATGTATTGTTATATAATTAAATATTAACTCAAATAAAATGGCAAACTCAATTAAAAAATATGAAAAATATGAAAAATATAACAATAAGGGACTCTCAGGACTAGCAAACTTAGGAAACACTTGCTTCTTGAATTCATGTATGCAAGTATTATCACATACATACGAATTAAATGATTTTTTAAATCTAGAAACATATAAAAAAAAACTCAAAAATAAATATGATTCAGCATTACTTTTAGAATGGGATGAATTGAGAAAGCTATTATGGAGTGAAAACTGTATTATATCTCCATCTAAATTTGTAAAAACTGTACAAAAATTGGCTCAATTAAAGGACAGAGAATTGTTTACCGGGTTTTCTCAAAATGATTTGCCTGAGTTTCTTATTTTTGTTATAGATTGTTTTCATAATGCTTTGTCAAGAGAAGTAATTATGACCATTCAAGGTACTATAGAAAATGAGCGCGACAAAACTGCTTTACTATGCCTTGAAAGAATTAAGCAGATGTATAGTAACGATTACTCAGAAATATGGAATTTATTTTACGGTATACAAGTGTCTCAAATATCATCAATTGATACTGGTGATATTATAAGTACAACTCCTGACCCATATTTTATTATTGATTTACCAATACCAGTTGATAATAAATCACCATCATTAATTGATTGTTTTAATTTATATGTAGAAGGAGAAACAATGGATGGTGATAACGCAATATTTAACGAAAAAACAGGAAAAAAAGAGGCTGCCAAAAAGAAATTGTCTTTCTGGGGGTTTCCAAATATATTAGTAATTGATATTAAGAGATTTAACGCAGCAAATCGGAAGAACCAGATACTTGTTGATTTTCCTTTAGAAAATCTTAATTTATCTGAATATGTGATTGGATATAATAAAGAAAGTTATGTTTATGATTTATACGGTGTTTGTAATCACAGTGGTGTAGCCCAAGGAGGACATTATACCTCATTTGTGAAAAATGCGAACAATAAATGGTATCATTACAATGACACTAGTGTTTCTGAAGTAAGTATTCCAAGTCAAATAATCAGCCCAAAGGCATATTGTTTTTTCTATAGAAAAAGAGGTTAATCTAAAATAATCAAAATAAATAAATATTTGGTTTATATAATATATATGGACAATTCGTTTAATACAGGTTTAGGCAACGCAGCATCAGATACATATAATTTTGTAAATGGAATATTATCAAATCCAAGTGTAATAATAATTGTTGTGGCAGTTTTACTGTTTTATATAACTATGTTTTTTTCTTTAGGAGATTCTTCATCATCATCTTCGTCATCTTCTTCTTCCTCTTCTTTATCTAGTTTTTTTGATTCAAGTTCTTCATCATCTTCTTCACCATCAAGCGATTCATCTGGGATAAAATATTTGGGAATACTTGCTGTAGCTATATTTTTTATTTTAGTTATTATAAATGGTTTCCAATACTTTTTTGGTATTGATGTTATTGGCAAGATATCTGGGTTGTTTTCAGGAAATCCTGTAGTAGACATATCAGTTGATACTACTAATGTTCAAACGGGAAACGTTCCGCAAATAAAATTATATCCGCAAGTGTTCAACATTCCTGGTAATGATTTTGTCTATCCTGACGCAAAAGCTATATGTAGTGCATATGGTGCCAGATTAGCAACATATAATGAAGTTGAAGACGCATATAAAGGTGGAGCTGAATGGTGTAATTATGGATGGTCTGAAGGTCAAATGGCATTATTTCCAACACAGAAGAAAAGTTGGGATAAATTACAGAAAATAGAAGGACATGAAAATGATTGTGGGCGTCCAGGTGTAAATGGTGGTTATATGAAAAATCCAGCAGTAAGATATGGTGTAAATTGCTATGGTTATAAACCGCAAATGACGCAAGCAGAGGAAGAATTAATGGCAAATAATCCAATTTACCCAAAGACTAAAAAGGATATTGCTATGGAAGAACGTGTCAAATATTGGAAGGATAAATTAAGTTCTATAATCGTATCTCCATTTAATCATACTAGTTGGAGTAAGATATAAATTATTCGATTAAATTAAATCTGTATTGATTAATTATATGTCTAATTATATTGATGCTAACATATAATAAAAACAACATTGTCGTATAATTAATTATCATTTTTAATATTTTATAAGAAAGACTTACTATTATCCTAAAAAATATTTTTATTTTATAATTTTTTTGGGAGCCAATATTATATATTTCGAATAGTTCATTATTAATGGTTAATGTATCGCGGCAAATAGGACATGTGGGGGATTTTTTTACCCAATCAAAAAAACATTGTAAATGAAAATAACAATCACACTTACAATAAGAAGTAAACATCATAATATTTTTCATTTTAGTAAGTTTATTGTTGTTATTTTCAGGTTCCCAGCAAATCAAACAATGAGTTATATCGGTTTCCTTATCAGTTTCCTTATTAGTTTCCTTATTAGTTTCCTTATCAGTTTCCTTATCAGTTTCCTTATCAGTTTCCTTATTAGTTTCCTTATCAGTTTCCTTATCATTTTTATATTGTTTTTTCTTTCTAATAAAATACATTTTATATTTACTTTATAATAAAAAATGTATTACATACTTATAGTAATTATATAGGTTTGCGCTTCTTTGTACGTTTATTTGGTACCTTATTATTAACCACCTTTTGATGTTTTGTAATTTTATTTTTATTTATTGTTCTTGGGTTGGCTCTTGCTGATGCGAATTCAAATAGTTTATCATAAATGTCGTCATTTATTACACATTGTTTTTTATAATTATTATTATCATCATATGCCTTTTTTTCGTAATCAGATTTTGCCGATTGTTGATTTATAAATAATATACCAACAGGTATAGCTAGATTTTCAAACGGAGACGTGTTTTTATTTGGCATAGTATTTTCTTCTTTTTCTTTTTCTTCAGTTCCTTCTAAAGTTTTATCTCTTCCGCCAAAATAACTTGTTAATGGAGAGCCTCCATTTTGTAGTAAAATAGAATCAACTGTGTAACCACCACTCATTATTTTACCATTGTCGCTATTATAAAAAACTAAATCTTTTTCATCAAATATATTATAAGTATTTTTTTCCATATTATTTTCTTATACATTAATTTGATATAAATTAATTCTTATACAACCGCTAATTCTTATACAACCGCTTAATTTCAGGTACATATTTTACATCCCGTTTGTTTTTAATATAATCTACAATTTTAGTAACCTGTTCTTCATTTTTAATAATTTCTCGTAAACATGTGTCTAAATATTTGAATGTTAATGGTTGAGTTTCTTTTACATTTACAAATCGTATTTGGCCATCGCTAAGTTGAACTGACGAATTTACTAAATTATTTGTTTCAATATGTGTATTAATATTTAGGCTAAGTGTTGTCTTTTTATCACGTAGCTCTTTCATTCTATCATTAAGCACCTTAAGTTGGTTATCAATTGAAACCCATTGTTGAATTTGTTGTTCAAAACTCATTTAAAAATATAATATAATAAAACATAAATAAATTCAAAATAGACCTTATAAAATAAATGGTAATATTATGTTTAGACAAAATGGAGCTAATTATAATATGATTTCAACAATTGACAAGTTTAGACGTAGTAGTGAAAGATTAGTATATTTATTTACAAATGCCAGAGATGAACCTAATATTGCTGAATGGATAGCACATCATTTATTGCTTGGTTTTGATAAAATTTACATATTTGACCATAAGTCAGTAATCCCTATTACAAATTTATTAAGAACAACATTTGATAATAGAGTAACCGTAATTCCTGTTAATGGAGATGGTAATATCAAAATTGATTTAATGACCCAGGCTGTAACTATTTCTCAAAAAAATAATGTTAATTGGATGTTATATTTAGATGTGGATGAGTTCTTAATATTAAACAATTTTAGTAATGTAAAAGAATTACTAAGGTTATTTAATTTTTGTGATGCGTTAGGTATAAATTGGTTAATGTTTGGTACATCATATCATAAAACACAACCACCTGGACTTTTAACAGAAAATTTTATTCGGTCTGATAAGATTATACATCAGCATATTAAAAGTTTTGTTAGACCAGAGAAAGTGGCATTACCTGCTGTAAATCCACATTTTTTTTATATGATAAATCCAAATAGAGTTTTTGCTGCTACCGGAAATAAATTAGCTATAGGGCCATTTAATCCAGTACCTAAATTATTTACAAGGGTTGTAGCTTATATAGCTCATTATTATACACAATCAGAAGATGAGCATTTGCGCAGAAAAGGCAGGGCATTGGATGACGGAACACCTGCCGGTAAATCATCAATGCATGCTGAAATACATAATCAACATAATGAGGTTATAAATAATCAATTACAGAATAAATATTCTCAAAAGATTAAGATTTTTTTGGCAAAATATGGTATTACTTTATAAACATTTTCTGTTGAAGTAAAATAATATAAAGATATGTTGTTTGTATTATTTATTATTATATGAATAGAGTGGAACAAATGAAAAAAATTCAAAACGAGGCACTCGAATTATTTATTAAGAAAAATATTGATTATGGTGATGCGTTTGCTAAATACGGGGTTATTGGCGTATTAATGCGAATAGAAGATAAATTACAACGTTCCATGTCTATAACAAAAAATGGTGTAAATTTAATTACTGATGAGGGTATTCGAGATACCTTAATAGATTTACATAATTATTCAGCAATGGCATTAATGTTATTAGATGAATAATCTATTTACTTTCTACGATGTCTAGACTGTGTGCGATTATGTCTTCTCTTACTGTAGGCATTTTGTAATCCAAATAGCCCCAATGGAACAACAGCTTGCTCCAAAACAGCACCAACTCCTATAAGCCCGCCGCGTCTTCCTCTTCCCTTGCCTCTGCTCTTTCTTCTTCCACCTTTGTAAACATTTGGTACATTGGCATTAGGATTACTAATGGGTACAAGTGATGTACTAGCGGCAGCAACTGGTCCTTGAGCCGAATTAAGCATCAATGCGTTTTGTATTTGTGTAGGCAAAGCACCAACTGCGTTAAATACAGATTTCCACGCACTGTCACCACTATTGTCTAAAACAACTGGCGCAGCATTAGCCGCACTACCGCCACGTTGATAGCTTCTTTTCTTCATATTCTTACGACTCTTTGGCATTTTATATATTTAGTAAAGAAAAAAAGAAAGCCTAAAACATGAAGTCCTAAAATTTTAATTCTTGTATAAATGATTTATTTCGCAACAATGTTACTAAAATGATTAATATAGCTAAAATTAAAATAAATATTAAAAAGACAAGAAAAATAATGACATAAATATATGGATAAATTTCATAAAGTATTAAATCTGTTACTGGTGAAAATATAATTTTAATTTCATTTCTAACGTCTTCGGTTTTTAATATGTCTAAACATTGTTTCATTAATGAGTCTTTCATTCTTTTTAGAATTAAAGAGTTTTTTTTTATGATTTATTTGTATTATTTGTATTATTTGTATTGAATATAAACATTTATAATAAAAATATTATATGCGTGTTAAAAATATAATATTTTTCTTTGTTTTCAATAATGATGGATAATATTATTGAACCAACTATTGATTATGATTTTTCCAAATTATATTTAGGCCCTCCATCTACTTTAGCAGGAGGGTCTTATTTTACTAAAATATTATACAATAATAATAAATTATTATATTTACAAACGCCCAAATGTTTATCAAAACAAGGTTTTGTAAAAAGTGGTAAAAAAATGTTTATTGACTTAATGTTTGATAATAATGACACTGTATTTATAAATTGGATTGAAAATTTAGAATCTAAATGTCAGGAGCTTTTATTTAGCAAAGGTGAATCATGGTTTCAAACTAAATTGGAAAAGGATGATATTGAAACTGCGTTTACATCTGCTTTTAAAATATATAAATCAGGTAAATATTACTTATTACGAGTAAATGTGAAACCAAATATTAAAATATTTAATGAGACAAATAATATTGTAAATATAGAAGATATTACACCTGATAAAAATATAATTACAATTTTAGAGATACAAGGAATCAAATTTACTTCAAGAAATTTTCAAATAGAGATAGAACTTAAGCAATCTTTAATAGTTAGCCCGGACCCCTTTTTAGACGGATGTTTCATAAAGAATCCTGTACAAGCAAAATCTGTTTATAACTTAAACGATGAAGCAGCTTTAGATAATCTAGAACTAAAGAATGAACTAATAAATGATGTAAATAATGAACTAAAGAATGAACTAAAGAATGATATAAAGAATGATATAAAGAATGATGTAAAGAATGATGTAAAGAATGATATAAAGAATGATGTAAAGAATGATGTAAAGAATGATGTAAAGAATGATATAAAAATAAATTTAGATGAATTTATAACTGCTTCTGTAAATGATATAACTATGAGTAAAAGTAATGTTTTAGAAAAACTAAAATCAAAACCACTAATAAATGGGTTAACTGAATTTGACCCATTTGATAATATTGAAGATGATAAACCGGATGATAATGTACTTTTAGAGATAGAAGAATTAGATGAAGACCCAAATTTATTAAAAGAGTTTGATTTGAATTCTACTTTAGTAAATAGTTTAGACACAATTACATTAAAAAAACCAAATCAAGTATATTATGATATTTATAAAAAAGCCAGGGATAAAGCTAAAGAGGCAAAAAAAGTGGCATTAACAGCATACTTAGAATTAAAAGAAATTAAGAAAACATATATGATTGATGATATTGATGATAGCGATGATAGTGATTTAGAAGTATATAGTGAAAATGAATCTGAATATAATTAGAATTTATATATATATTGAACATCTAGGAAACTACAAATCAGTTTTAAACCTTTAATTATTTGACTATTAATTATTAATTAAATAATTAATTAATAATTACAAAAATATTTTATCCCTGATTTTATATAATGAGTGTTTCACTAAAAAAACTCTGGAATGATTACGGTGTTGCTGGCATTTTGATTGCTATTGTTGTATTATATGTTTTACATATGGTTTACAAATATTTTACGAATAAAGGCTCATCTGGATATGAAGGCAATACTAAGCAAAAGAATAAAGCTTATAACAACAGTCCATCAAACAATACGGTAATGCCTGCTACTGAGAACCAATCTGACGATTTTGCTTCTACAAATGGCTCTCAACAAATAACATCTGGTGGGTCTTGCGGTATGAATAACCCTGGCGATATGTTACCCCGTGACACAAACAGTGAATGGAGTCAATTAAATCCCGCTGGTAAAGGTGACCTCGCCAACATTAATTTGTTAAAGGCTGGTTATCATATTGGCATCGATACAATCGGCCAAACATTGAGAAACGCAAATTTACAAATTCGTTCTGAGCCCCCGAACCCTCAGCTATCTGTTGGACCATGGAACCAAAGCACAATCACGCCAGATTTCCTCAGACCCCCTCTTGAGTTGGGACAAGGTGTTCAATAGAGCATTTAGATAAATAATATTAAATATTTAAATTTTGTTTAATATTATAATTATTTGTATAATATATGTTTGACTTTGATAAACAGAATATATTTTTTTACATAGTTTTAGGGTTTGTACTTGTTATTTGTTTAAAAATATATAATGAATCGGATGCGTTTAATCTTAAATGTATTATTTCTGACGTAGATGGTGAGAAATATTGCGTTAGAGAACGTTCTAAACTACAATTAGCAGCTGATTTGTTAGCTAAGGTTACGGGAAATTGTAAAGATTTAGTAAATTATGTTGGTAAAAAATATCCGGATGATGAAGATGTTCAACGCTTAGTAAAAAATTTCAATCCAGAAAAAATATCTGAGACGTTACCTACTAGTGAATTTACTGCGTACAGTGAAAATAAAGGTGAAAAATTAGCATTTTGTTTAAATAAAAAGAAGGATGATGCTTCAAAATTAATAGATATAAATACACTAACATTTGTAGCAATCCATGAGTTGTCGCATATTATGACAAAATCGGAAGGTCATAAGCAAGTTTTTTGGCAGAATTTCAAATTTTTATTGGAGAACGCAAAAGAGGCAAATATTTACCAGCCTGTAGATTATAAGAAAAACCCTGAACCCTACTGTGGAATGGATATAACAGATAATCCATATTTTGATTTATAATCAAAGTGTTAATTTATACATGTAAAAAAATATATAAAATAATAACATTAATTATATATAATGTCATTATTGTCAATACCAATATTTAAAATTAACAAAATAATAGAGAAAAATAAGGTAGAACAAATATTTGTATTCTTTGGGAATAATTTAGACATAGAAGGTGAGGACCCAAACGAATTGTTTTTAAGAGAGCCTAATAACAAAGTATTTTTTGACATTTTTGACCAAGATGAACTAACAAATATTCAAAGTAATAATATTCGTGTTTCTTTTGTAAAACAAGTTATTTATATTGACGATACAATTGGTACAATTAAGTTGAAAGTATTTGAAGCGCTTGAAAAAACTGTATCGATTGATGAGATGTATTTGTTTTGTTTAAAGACTGAACCAATCAACCCTATTACAATGTATCAGAATTTAACTCAAAATGACAAAATATCTTTGACCAAATTAAGGCTTGAACAAATGACTACAAATATTTATGGAACAGATGGAACGCCTATTGACTTTCAAATAGGGAATAAAAAGGGTAAATCTAGGGATAAATATACATTTGATGATATTTTAAAGTTAAATTTGTTAGAACGTGATTACTTAGTAGCATCTTCTCTTGGTCAAAAGTTTATTTTTTCAAATGAATATCCCTTTATTGTAGACCCATTTTATGTTACAGATTATGATACATTATTAGAACATTCTAGAAAAGAATTATCATCATTAAATAATAATTTGTTACTAGAATCTGGTACTATTTCAAAAAATACCATATTTTTATGCTTAGCACAGGATGTATTGAACAATAACACAGTTTCACCTGAATATACTAGCAAAATATATTATCCATTTTTACATAAAGCTAATATTGATAGTATTGAAGATTTGGATAAAGCAAGAGAGCATTTAATTGAAGATACAAGTACTAAATTGTCAGAAAATGTAGAACGAATGTTTTCAAATATAGATATGTTTTATGATATATATAAATACCAAAAATTAGATAACACACCAAGTGTATTTTCTCAAAAACAAAAAGGCACTGGTATAAATAATATTAAAGTTGTGATATATCCTGATTTTAAAATTAAAATTCCAGTGGAAGTTATTTTCAAGTTAATTCATGCAACATATGATTTTCCATTAATAAAATTCAACCCTGAAACAAGACAAGAAAATATGTACCGACTATATGCTGATAAATTAACAATTGATGGACAAAAAATTCCATATCTTAATAAATCTACCGTATTTAAATTAATGAGATTAATAGGAAGACAAAAATCTGTCGCCGTTTATACAAAAGTAGTTTATAACTCGTTGAATTACTTTATGGTTTGTGAGTTTGAGGAAAATGGTAATATTTCTATATATTCTCTTGTTGATTTTGATATTCCCATTTTATTAAACAATACATTGGAAACTAGATTTTCAAATATAGATGCTATTATTGACCTTGCTATAAATCCATTAATAGAACAAATAAGACCATTTTTTGAACAAAGTGGACTTGAATTACCGGCGTTTAAGTCTATTGTTAGTTCTAACATTGAAATAAGGGAACTAACATATCAGACAATATATTCGATTACCAAGCCAATTGATTTGAACAGTTATTCTGGTTGCTTATCTAGCATATTTACAATTGAAAGTACAGATTTAGTTGAAAATATTAATATGAAGGAAGGAGCGTCAATGAGATTCAAACGTGTATCTAATTTTACAACATTAGATAGTCAAGTTGCTTTTATTATTGAAAAAATATACCAAGGTTTAAAACATCAAGAAATTATTACAGAACTAATTCAAAAATATGATGATATGAATGATGAGACAGCAAATGATGTGTTTTCTAAAACTATAAAAGATTTGGAACTAGTTAGAGGGGTGAACAAAAGACGTTCTATAATGGTTAAAATAAACCCGGGATTTAAAACAAATATGATATTAAATCCAATTACAAGTGAATTAAAAGTTATTGTTGGTGGTATTAATAATATATTTTACTTAGAGACATTGCCTATTTATATTGATTCATTTATTCGTATTACACAAGATATGAATAGTACCAGAGTTGACATGAATGAAATAACTGATTTGTGTTCTGGACCAGAAATAGAAGATTTAAATTTTGATGAAATTGTAGCTAAATCAGAAGAGAATATTAATGAAAATGAGGTTCCTACTATAGAAAATGATAGTCCGGTTTATTTCAGTGAATCATCTGGTGAAATATCAGATAATAATGATTTATTAGATATATTAGGATTTGCCGAAGAAGATAGTTCTAACAGTTTTAATGGAGGAAATAGTTCAGATTCAGAGCCTTCGGTTGAATCGGATATTATACCTGGTTCAAAATCAGAATCATCAGTTGAATCGGATATTATACCTGGTTCAAAATCAGAATCATCTGTTGAATCAAATATAATACCTGGTTCAAAATCAGAATCATCTGTTGAATCGAATATAATACCTGGTTCAAAATCAAAATCAGAATCATCTGTTGAATCA